GTTGCAACTATCTCCTGTTATCTTTTCCAAGATCTGATCATCGACCTCCAAGGTTGCCTCATCGAGTAAAATGGTACCCAGGGAATTCGCGTATGTCCATGCAGATTTCAGATCTCGGAATTCGTAAAGCCCTGTTCTTAGCCGCTCGCGTGCTATATCAGGTAACCAATCACCGAGTCTTACTTGAATAAAGAGGCCTTGTAAAAGATCTCCAGACCCTTCATGGGTGAGATCAAACATGAGAACCTGACCAAAGTCGGTAGCCCCCTTGAAAGTAAACTCTCGGAGAACTGTTGAAAAGGGTATAGTGCGTACTCCCTCGTCGCGGACAAAACGTGAGACCGATGCATTTGTTGGAAACATATTGTAGTCCTGATCGTCTCGTGTTACGAGATCTAGTAAGGTTGTCGCCCCGCCTCTTGGCTGTTTTGTTCCATAACCATTTTTTGTTGTCAGATCCATCTACTTAGCATTAGGTACATAGTTTAGACCATAAAGCGCTTAATAAAATCGAACACTTATTTATAGCAATCTATAAAATGAACTATGAAATACCTCTTCCAATCACCTTTGGTATGTGCGGTGCTTTTATAGGACTCATTGCTGGAGGATGCTCTCAGAGCTTTCCTGTTTGGGTGGGTGGCGCTACTGGAGCCTCGTTGGGGTGTGCAATTAGTATTGTACAAGTCCTCTTACCAGAGCGACAGGTTCAGGTTCAACCATTACCATTACCAGTGGCACAAAGAGCAGCAGAGCCGATCGTGATTCAGAATATCTATATCACATACACAGGAGAAGCTAAAGATATTCCTGTTGCGAAGATTGTGGAAAAATAAATCTAGATATTAGAATTTGTTAAGTGTTTATGACCAATCGATGCAGAGTCCATCCTTGAAGGTGCGCATATTCGAATTAATATCGATCCACTCCCCCTTTTGTGTGACTTCACACCCAGGAAACCGCTCCTTGAAGAGGAAGATCAGCTCATCCATTGGTATGGAGTATTGCATAATTACCATTCCATTTCCCATTCCATTATATGATCTAGGACTCCGCTGCATTCCATTAGAAGTCATTTGAGAAGGGGGTACATATTCAAGATTTGACATATCAAATATGTATGATTTTGCCCCAGAAAGAGCCGCCTTATTAAGTTCTTGAATGAAAGATTTCATAATTTCGTCAACTACCCTTTGATTTTGCTCTCGCTTACTCTTAGCAGGAAGCTCGGTGAGATACTCGCGACTATATGAGGGGTACTGCATTCTTGCCTTGTACTATTAAAAATATGTCTAAAACCTTCAATTTTTTATAGCACTACTTAGTCCCCGTGCTTCCGAAGCCACCCTCCCCACGCTGGGTCTCAGGAAGAGAATCCACATAGACGACCTTGTAGATATAGCCCAGATCAGGCGCCAGAATCTGAAACAGACGAGTCCCAGCCTCAATCGACTTCTGCGCTGAGCCGACTGAGACCACCGGTGCCATCAGCTGACCTCGGTAAGTCTTATCAATGATACCACGACTATTTGCCATGATGAATCCTGACTTGTAAATGGAAGAGCGCGGCTCGAGAGTGAAGTGCGAGTCCTCAACTACAACTACCTCACTATCGTGCCTGGTCTCCCTCAGCATCCGCGCCTTTACACCAAGAGGGACTAGAGAAGCGTCTGCGAGAGGCGCCTGATCCGCCACTACCTTCAGATCATAGCCAGCATTGCCGTCAGTCAGCCACTCTACAGTTCCAAGAGCCGGATAAAACTGCTTGCCCTGCTCCGTCACTAGTAGCTCAAGAATATACTGAGGATAGGACATCTTTTGATATGCTTAAACAAGTATTTAGCGATGGGTCAATTTTTTACGTGTGATAAAAAATTGATCCAGCGCGCACAGTTAGCAGGTACTATACGCAAATGCATTCGTTCTCTGATCTGCAAGATAACACTCAAACTGGTTGCTGCCGCAAGACTAAGAATCATCCTGCGGTTGATTTGATGGAGGCTATTGTCTTTACGACGTTCTCGTTTGCCATGTTATCTGTATCCTGCATCTTTGGTAACTCAACCGGTGCATTAGTTTCTGCAACGGCATTTGTACTCTGTCTAGGCCATGTTATGGCGCTGAAGACTATGCTTGCTAATACTGAGGTTCTAGAGGCTTCTGATTCTGATCTGGATACTAGTAATGAGGATGAGGGCGAGACTCAGGGCAAGGATGAGGGTGAGACTCAGGACAAGGATGAGGGTGAGCTTGTCCCAGGGGGGGGTACTGAGGGCGATGTGCTAGAGGATGCAGAGGTTGAGGGCGATGCAGAGGGCGAGGATGCAGAGGTTGAGGGCGATGCAGAGGACGAGGATGCAGAGGTTGAGGGCGCAGTTGATTGCACCTGCTCTGATTCACCCGAGTCTATGCACGAGACCATTGATGAGTTCAAGAAGGTTGTCAGTAAGACCTCAGAGCGCCTCGAGGCTGTTTCAGCTGCTCTTGAAGTCAAGGCAATTAATTACCAGAAGGCCGTCGATAATGCCGACCTAGCCGCCGAGGAGTACAAGCGGGTGGCCAAGGAGTACAGTGAGATCGAGGCAATCATCCAAGAGGTAGCTGAGGAGTATAAGATGAAGTCCAAGCTGGCAAAGGAGGCAAAGGAGGCAAATGAAGCTGCCAAGGCAGCCGCTGATGCAGACGCCGAGGGGTGGGGCGAGGTTGTCGATAAGCGGGAGTACGATGTCGATTAATTCCCAAAAACTAATGAACCCCTCTGATCTTCAACGCGATAGAGTCCCCATCCAATAGTAGTAGCTCGTAAACAAACTCTTTTTTTACCTTTCGAATTTGGCAAAGTATCCTTGATATTCATCCACAGAGTAGGGCGATCTGCAGTAGAAAAGTTCAAGGTACCTGCGGGCTTTCGACGCTCTGGCGCTCTATATCCAAACCCTGGACCATATGTAAAAGATATCCACGATACTGGAATTCCTGGACACTTCTCAGACTTTGTATAAGGTGACAGACCCGACCAGATGTTCGATGACCATTGAGACTCCCTATCCTTAGAAGCCACTAAGAGCTTCAGAGTATTGTAATAGTCGCCTCCAGATCCTGGAAAGGGGTTCGCCAAGTTCCACAGCTGATTCTTCTCAGAATAGTAGTCTGATTGGAAGCTAATTAAGATTCCCTCTGCAGGATGGCGACCATCAATGCGCTTCGTAATATAGGATGACTGACCCTTCTCGACCGCTGAGAAATCTGCAGAATTCAAACTCAAGGCATTCTCAAACGGCCTCAGAAACGGAATCTGGTTCGGCGTAGTCTTCAGAAGCTGCTGAATGTCCTGTCGCACGTATTTCTGAGTAGTCTCCAAAGTAATGAGAGGCTTGTCAATCAACTCCCTGCTAAACGGTTTGATCGGTGTCTTCTTACCTGTCTTATCGGTGAGTACAAGATCGGACCTATTCCAAGGTGTAGGCTTGACATCCCCTGCAGAACTTTCGACTAAATCCTCCAGCCTCCGAATCTTAGCACGAATCCTATACTTCTGACCCGGGAGAGCAACGAAAGGAAGACCTCCATCATCTGGATGACTGCAGCCTATCAGAGGAAGACGCAACTTGAGAGTTCCAGGTGTCGCATTCCGCTGAATATCCATAGGCGATCCGCTGTGAGATCCAAGCTCCTTCAGTGCCAAGGCTTCCTGATTCAGAGTTCCCTGCAGATGAGTCCACGCATATAAAAAGTCGCCTGAGAACTCCTGCAGCAAAACTTGATCCTGATAGAACTGGATCTGCTCAAATAAGAATGCGCCTACACCCATGGTATAGCCATATCGGACCCCTGAACTGTCTGCGACTACATTATTTTTATTAAGAGGTGCTACTGCAATAGGCAACCACGTTGGCAGATTAATTGAAAAGGATGCAGCTGTTAAAAGATCACCGAAGCTGTCCATTTCCCATTCGACAGTACGCCCGAAATCAACCATATTTAGCGGCTGAGTCTGTCTAGTTTCTTCTAGGCAAGCCGGCCACGTCTCCATATTATACGAGAACGGCACCGATGCATTATTGCCAGAACTCATAAAATATTTATCTTTTTCGCCTCTGGCTACTAATTCGAATAGCCCCCCCTCGGAAGACGTATTAGGTCTATCCATCTATCTAGTCATTAAACGAATATTTAGATCATAATTTTCCCACATTAGAATTAGTATGCAGCTAAGCATGGATTCTTTTATTGTAATAATTGTAATACTCATCTTATTACTCATCAGCCTATACCATTACAGGCAGAGCAATAGGCTAAATAAGATAACCTTCCATAATTGGTGGATTGAAACGTCCGAAGAAACAATGTATAATGTAAGAACCTATTTCGGATTGATTCTGGAAGACATCTTAGATAGCTACAAGGAAGTGCGAATCTACTCAGTCTTCGGTTCTGAAGATACTCTACCAAAGGAGAAACAGCCTGGAATCTTATATGTTCACTATTCCGGTGAAGCTTCGTTAAAAGACCCTGAACTGTTTGATCTCAGTATAGTGCCGAGTGAAGAGGAAGAATCCGTATTACCAATCCCACACATGTTCTTACAGACATGGTGCAACCAGGTCAATATTACTAGTCTGACTATGAGAAGAAAGCTCACCGTACCCGATAAGAAGTTCTGCCTCTTTGCCGTTTCGAATGGTAACTCAGAAAAGAGAAATAAGTTCTTCGGAGAACTCTCCAATTATAAGCGGGTAGATTCCTGTGGAAAGTTCTTGAATAATCTCGGCTACAACTGCCCTGGTCGTCACGACAGCCCCGAGTACTGTAAATTTATCGGGCAGTACAAATTCATGATCTGCTTTGAAAACACCTCCATGACCAACTATCTGACAGAGAAACTTCTGAACTCCTATACCTGTGGAACGATTCCCATTTACTGGGGCTGCCCGAATCTAGGAGACTATGTCAATATGGACGCCATTCTGTATCTGAAACCAGACTACACCCAGTACGATCTCGAGAAGCTCATAATAGAGATTAAACGACTGGATAATGACGACGACTTGTACAGGGCCAAGTACGAAAGTATATTCTTCAAAGACGGCAAAATACCAGAGAACTTTCAAGTACCCATCATTAAAAATAAGATAAGGGCCATACTCGACCAGCCTATAAAAATGAATTAAATTATATAATATCGCGTCAGTACATTAATGCGACT